GGATCTTGGTCTTTCGCATGTACCAATGCGTCATCTTTCCAACTCATTGACTAAATGTACCAATACTAGGAAATAAAGCGCGAGTACATTGACGTTTTGGCGCACGAACTCCTGCCATATCAATTGATCCTGCTAATTCAAATTCTACTACCTCTCTATTCTCTGTTGATTTTCTATCTATTTTGTAAATTTCACGTTTAAATTCAGCAGTAGGGTCTGGTGTACCTAATGGATTTGTACCACCTGAAAAATTTGCAGCATCTAAAAATCTTGCCATTGTTCTTATTCTTGTAACAGTAGCACCTGTTAAATCATTACCAGTAGTTGTTTGATTTACAGTTATTAAAATTGCAGATATAGTTCCTAAAGCATTACTAATAGATATTTTAGGTCTTGGAATTTGACCACGTTGATATGCAAAACCTGTAGCCTGTATAGGAAATCTTAGATAATTATTACCAGCCCAAACTATTTGTCCGTTAGCGTCTAAATTAGTTCCAGCGTGGAACCTATAAATTGTATTCGAACCATGTAAATTAGTATCTAACTGTAAAACAAAAAGTTCAATAATTGCTGATGGATTAATTTTTTGAACTTCACTAAATACAGGATCAGTACTCATGGCTCAAACACCTCTCTGAATGTAGCTTTTAAACTTGCTCTATTTGGATAATTTATTGTTTTTGTCCATGATTCACATACGTATTGTGAGGAACTAGATTCACCTGGCGCTGTATAAGAAAAACTTGCACTATCATTTGCTCTTGCATCTAAAAATGTTTCTAGTGTGTCACTTTCAGTTTCAGTAATATTGTTCCAAGATAAATCATATATTTTTGGATTTTGATGCTGTGCTAAACCAAAAAGTATACGGTGTTCATAACCATCTGCAAAACGTACAATACGAGTATTAGGTGCAGATTTTTTTGCTAATCCATAACTAGGTTCAGGAGTAGATGGAAAGGTAGCCATTATGCTAGTAATCCTCCAGGTCTTTTTTGTTCTAACAATTCAGATTGTACTGCTGCTGATATAGCAAGGCCAAGTTCTTTACCTCTACTTTCGTCACCCTCAACAGCAGAACCACTTGCATCTACATTTACAATAATATTACCTATGCTATTACCTGTTGATTGTACTCCTAGCTTACCATTACTACCTCTGCGTAATGGTAATATAGCCTCTGCACCTGCCTCACCCATAAGTCCCATACCATTAGCCATAGGAAATAAAGTAGGTTTATTTACAACACCACCATATGCATATTTTTGTACCTTTCCATCAACAAAAGCATTACCATTTGCGCTAAATAAACCAGTAAAAAAACTTGTAAAGGGTTTGGTTATAGCCTGTTGTATTGCAATACGTGCAAGATCAGCAATTATAGAATTTGCTAAATTTTTAAAATTTAATTTGCCTGTCATAACAAAATTTACAAGAGCATCTTCCATACCTTTTATCCCCTTAACAACCACATCTGCCATAGATTCCTGTATTGTTTTTATACTGTCATTAAAACTTTTTAACTTAGACTGCATCTGACCACCAAATGATTTTGTAATCTCTTCAGAAAATTCCTGTACACTTTTTGTCCCTTCTCTAAAATATGTAGCAGGTGCATTTTCTGTACCTGTAAAAATATCATTAAATGTTTCTAAATCTTTTTTAAATTGTTCTTTTGTATCTGCAAAACCTTCTTTCCCAATATCTACCACACCTGCAAAATTGCCTTTTCTTGCCTCATTAATAATTTTGAAAATATCAGTAACAACCCTGCCTAAAAATCTAAACCCTGCAATAGTTGTAAATATAGCAGCACTAACAGTTTTTATTGAAAGGCCTATTGCATCAAACAACATTGTAAAGTCTTGCTGAGAACTAAACAAATCACTAAATACACCTATCAAGTTATTTAATGTAGGCAATAAAGCATCTGCAAGTTGTTTTCTAAAACCATCAAAACGTATACCTAAAACAGCTATCTGGTCGTTAAAAAATTCTGCGTTCTGTGCAAATTCATCTGATACTGCATAATTAAATTCTTCTAATGCTGCACTACCACCATTTAATAAATTAATTAAACTTGCACCTGACCTACCAAAAATTTCCATTGATATAGCTGCTTTTGTTGCACCATCTGGTAAATCAGCAAACCTATCTGCTATTTCACCTAATACTGTTTCACTGCTTTTTAAATTGCCGTCACTATCTCTTACAGAAATACCAAGTGCTTTATAGCTGTCACTATATGTTGCAACACCCTGATCTGCTTCTCTCATAGATTGTGCAAGCCTTCTTAAACCTTTATCAATAGTTTCCTGACCAACACCAGCTAATTTACCTGCGTTTGCATAAGCTTGTAGACTGTTTGCAGCTATACCTGTCTGATCTGCTAGTTTACCAAAACTATCTGCACTATCTATTGCACCTTTAACAAGTCCTACAAAAGCACCACCTGATATTAATAAGCCAAATGCACCTAAAGTTTTATTCAGACCTCCCATAGCAAGCCTTAAGTTTTTAACCTTACCTGTAACCCCTTGCATAGAGTTACCTAATCTTTTTATAGAACCTGCACCTATAGTTTTTGCTGCTACTACTAAATCAAATTTTGCCATATTACTTATTTCTATTTAATGCTTGTAATGCTGCTGCTTCTATAATCTGTATGTTTTCCAGCATTGCAATACTATCTTTACTATATATTTTAATCATTTCTAACACAGATGTATAGTCTAAACCAATTATTCCTCCAACTCCTACTCTCCATTGTGTTTGACAACGTAAAAACATTTCTAAATATTGCCAGTTATCCTCTAATACATAAAAATTATTATCTACTTCTTTTTTTTCTGTCTTAATACCTAATACTGCATCATCTTCTGCTGTTTTATCTATGACAGTTGAACCTACAGCCCAATATTCACCTGCCTGTATTAGTTTTTTTCAAATCTTATTTTGCTTGATTCCATAAATGCAAAACCTACAGCAGTAGCAAAGCCCATTACATCTAAAGCTTTATTAAGGTTACTTTTATTAAATTCAACATCAGTACCATCTTCGTTTTCCATTTCTTCCCATCCCATAAGAACTTCTTTAGCAACATCTACATCTTCTAACTGTTTTTCCTCAACCATTTTTATCATTTCTTTAAATCTAGATTGTGTGACATTTTTAAATAATGCAATAAATGATTCTGTAGATTCTTTACCATCAAGAACAACATTTATATCTACTTTCCACTTATAAAAGGGTCTTTGATCTAGAACAAAAGGCATAAAAATTTAGTATCTACTAACTAGGGTATACCCTTTTTTAGGTATAGACAAGGCTAAATTCATTATTAGCTGATGCTGTAGGTGTTGCCATAAAAGGTAAACTAAGCATTGTTACCCCATCTGATTCTTCATAAGATGGTTGACCTAAATCAGTTTGTGGACATGAAACTGTTACTCTATTACCTGCAGCAGTTCCATGTAACCATGTATTTGTTCCAGTTGATGTACCAGTATAATCTGTAAAAAAGTTATGAGCTGATAAGGCAACATTTTCTATTACGGCTGTACCAGATGGCCTACGGTCTGTTATTAATACTTCTTTTGTGCCACCTACTAATTCTCTATATATAACTTCATTATTGAAATCTAAATTCCAACTTTGTAATGCTGCTGCAAAACCAAATATAGAAAAGTTAGATGTACTACCGTTTTTAAATATAAGAGGTGATGCTTGATTGCTTACTGTTACAGTTGGTAAAGCAGTATCAGTAGGTGCATTAAATATACCTGTTAAAGAAAAAGATATACGTGGAATGTTATTTACTTCACAATTAATACTAAATGTACCTCTTGCACCTGTAACTGTATGCCTAATTCCATCATAATTTACAAACAATGTAACGCTATCTGATGGTGTCGATACTGGTGCATAAGTAACAGTATTACCTCCACTTATTGTTTCACTAAGTCCACAAGATTTTAAAATTGGTCCATACTTAGGAGCTGTACCTGCACTGCCAGAACCAGCCATTTCTACATCAAAAGTTACATTTACTCTTGTATTTGCAGGTATTACCTCATAATTACCCATATATGGCCTAATTAAATCTCTACTTACTTCATCACTAACAACAGGTTCAATGTTTAAATCAATTACTTGCACATAATTAGCAGAACCAGTTGGTGTAGGGTTACTGCCATAACTAGATTCTGCTTTAGCTAATATGCTTCTTTTTCTGTGTAGCTTAGGCATTGTTACATTAAATTATTATGTTTCTATAATATATCGTTTTAGCAATAAACACCATCTATTGCGTTAAATCAGCTACTTCTGTTCTATAACGCACTATATATTCTATATCTATAACACCACTAGGTTGATCTGCATCTAATAATTCAAAAGATGTATCTGAGGGTTGCAGGTCTATAGCATTACTATTAACAGTTAAATCTGCCATTATTGTTTTATGTACTAATTCAACTACTTCATCTGATTGCTGATCTGGTATTTCACCTCTAACAATAACGCTTACTTTTACTGTTAAAGAATGATCTAATGTAGGTAGTGATGTATTTTGTTCAACTGTATCACTTACTGGTTCGATAACTATTGCAGGTACTTCGCCTCTTGATAGTGGTACAACTCTTGATCTATATACATTAATATTTGTAGTGACAGTTATGTCATCTAATACCTTAAATAGCTGTGCTAAAATTTTTTCTCTTTTAGTAGTCATCTTTTTTGTATAGCAATTTCACAAAAATTACCATCATCTAGCTTTCTTACTTCTCTTACAAAATATATTGCATTATCAACAGTAATTTTTGCACCAGAAACAAGTGTGCCAAAGTCAGATACTTTTGCAGTGAGTTGATAATCAGTACTTATTATTTGATTACCTGCTAAAACTAAATCTGGTTGTTCTAAAATAGCTTTTGCTGTTGTAGAGCCTGACGTACAACTTACACCAAAGTCATCTAAGTATGCAGATAGTGTAGTACTGTCTTCAACAAGTGCCATTATTTTTTAGTTGTTTTTTTTGGTTTTGGTGTTTCTTTATATTCTTCGGCTTTACCAATACTAATAAGGAAAGAAGCATCTGCACTAGATAAATCATAAGTTTTGCCAGCTTCTAAACCAACACCACTTGCACATACATCTTTTAAACACTTAATTTTCATAAAAAAAAAGGGGTAGATAACTACCCCATATAGTAAACCAATTATGTGGTTACGTCTAAGATTGCAGCAAATGACTGTGCGTGTCTTACCGCAACATCAAATGCAACTACACCCTTGATACTTACGAGATTCTTAGCAAAGTCATCAGAATCTTCACCTGCTGTAATTTCAATACCAGATCCGTATAGACCTAAGATAGCTTGACTAAAGTCACCCATAACAACAGCAGAACATGTACCAGATGTAGAACCTTTAGTTAGGTTGCTAGGTACTTGGTTTGTCATTGCTAAAGGATAACCATTAACAGCAACAGGTGTAGCACCTCTACCTAATGCCTGTAGGTTGTTGTTAACTAAGTACTCACCGCCAGATGTCTTGAGTTTCTTAATAGCACCCATTACTTTAGCGTTGGTTACATAAGAAATAGAATCAGCATTAACACCTGCATTATCTTCCATGATTGCAGTTTCTAGGTCGATAAGCTTATCAACTGTGATAGCACCACCATTAGTACCGATTGCAACTGAACCAATACCAGATGTTTGCATGATACCTGTAGGCTGACCTGATGATCCAGAACCATTTAAGATACCTAGATCAAGACCAACATTAATACCATCAAGAATATCAGTTCTAACTAGATCTTCAATACCAGGTGTTGACTGAATAAGCATATTTCTAGAAAACTTAGATAATGTGCCTAAAGTCTTAGGAGTCATTGAAATCTGGTCGAATGTACTTTCTGCCTGAGATAGTGCAGTAGTTTCATTAGCTAGATAGCCAGTAGAAGCAACACCTGATCTTCTAGGTATAGCAACATCACCAACTAAACCTGATAATGTCTGTACACCTAAACCAACCATTACTGTGCTGTTTCTTAGTGCTTCGATAAAGTCATCAGCAAGTAAATCTGTTGCTACGATATTTCCACCAGTTGTTGCACCAGTAGTTACATATGTAGCTCTTTTTGCTAGTGAGCTATAAGGAATAAACAAAGAAGATGAACTATTAGATCTTTGTGAATCTTTTGCTATCTGCTGTGAAATTTCTCTAGCAAAACCAGATGACTTATCTGACCAATCACCTGTTAAAAGACCTCTTATACCAGATGTAATTTTGTAGTCTCTTGCATACTGCTCTCTTTCTTTTGGTGAAAGCTGCTCTTCAATAGGCTTTGCTGTTTCTACAGGCTTTGCATCTATTCTTTCTAAGATAGCTGCTCTGCATGAATCTACAGAAGAACCATTGTTAATTAATTGTTCAGCAAGGTCATCAAAACCACGCTTAGAACACATTGCATTGATCTCTCTAATTCTTGTGCGTTCTGCGGAAGCAGCTTTTTTACGCTCTTCACTACGCACAACTTCTAGATCGAGTTGCTCTTTTTCCATAGTTAGTTGTTGTTTAGAATTGGGCTGTTGTGCGTCAGTTGACGCTGCGTATACACGCTTACTGTTTACTATATCTTGTTTTTCTACACTAGGCATAGTGTTGTCATCAATTAATCCTCTTGAAATTCCTACATCTGGTGCTGCTGGCGATGCAACAACTGATACCTCATGTGGCTCCCATCTTGTAGCAAGAAAAGCGTTATTTCCATCTATTTCACGTTCTTCCATCTCTAAAATGCGATAACCTACGCTAATTGACGATAAAATGCCGTCATCTATGTCTCTTTTTACTTCCTGTGCCTTTGCATTTCTGCTTAATTCGACAACTGCACGACCTTTTTTCTTTTCCTTATCAAGATATGCGTTTCTAACAATACCTATTACAGAATCCATATTGTGATTCCATAACACTGGCGCAACTCCACCATTCAACCTTCCAAAATCTATTGAACCCTCGTCATGGCTTAGTATTTCTGTACCAAATGATCTTTCTACAGGATATGTACTAGAGAAACTAAATTCATATGTGTTTTCTTCTTTTTCAGAAAAAGATGTTTCACCACTACGTTTTAATACTTTTGTAACACTTCTTAATGAATCTATCTTGGTAAGTGTACTGAACTTATGACCAACTTGTACATCTGTTGCCTCATACTCTCCATCATTCTCTCTAAATACAGTTATTAATGCAGCAGGATCATCTTCTGTACCAGTAATTTCAAAACTAGAATCAGGTACATTAATAGTTCCATCACGAACGATACGATCTATCTGACCTCTTGCAGTACCACCACTTGCATTCCATCTAACATAATCTCCTACAGATAATGCGTCTGGTTCTGCACGTTTTACAGTACGTTTTGTTTTAGGCATGGCATCATTGTTTCTTAATTCTTTTATTCTAGCTGATTTTGCATCAGAAAAACTTTTACCTGAATCACCACCCCATGCAGCCCATGCAACACGACCATTACTAGGGTAGCCATCTTCACCAGGAGAAAAACCTTCA